TAGAACCAGTCCTTGAAGTCCTGTTCCTCACCAATGTGGTTGTGAGTACCTAATCCATTAGCTAGAGCGTAAGGGTCCCATGTTTCCTGAGAGATGATTTGATTGCGTTCCCAAGCTTTCTGGTAGTTAATTTTGTGGATGTGATATAGCACCAGACGAGTATCTATTGGGAACTCAGGAATTGCAGCGTGATACCCATGTGTGTATGTCAGTGGTATGGAGGTGATTGAAGTTTTGCAGAATCCGATTGAACTATACATGTTATGACCGTGAAGCTCCCAGCCGTCACAGCGGTAGGCTTGCTCTGTTCCGTTTTCTAGAAACTCCCGAAGTGTCCCCTCTTTTGGAGCAATTAACTCGTCACAGTCAACGTAAATAACATACTTGTATTTTTCTAAAAGTTCCCGTTGTTTTGTGTGGACTTGTTCGTTGAGCCAGTCATGGTCAAAGATTGCCTCTGTCGTAAGTCGAGTGACGTTTAGACCGTCCTTCTCGGCAACTTGTAGCATCCCTTCCATCTCCTCATTCGAGTTGTGTGCAAGAATATACATATCTTCATTCGGTATGTCTTTTGAGTACCATTTTACCCATATTGGCAGGTAGAACGTCTCATTATGCTGTAGGGTAAAAATACCGACTAGCTTTTTATCAGTTTCAGCCATTCTCTCATCCCCTTTATGATTACATCACCACGAGGGCCGAACCACTCTGGCTGTACTTGGTTAGTAAGCTCCTCATAGCATCCGATGACAGTATTTGAAGTAAACTCAATACCTTTTAAGTTCTTCCATAGTACGTCGTTGTATCCGTAGGCTAGTAGTTCTTTTTCAAGGTTGTTGCGAGTATTGCTGGCTCGTGTATGAACGATAGATGCCTTACCATTGATGATTATCGGCTGGTTTAAGTGGTCGCATATCTTCTTTGAGAAGTAGCCACTCCATATATCGTCTGCTCGGTCATATCCAACTCGTTCAATCCCCATCATGTGCTGGTAGAGCATAGGGACGGCTTCTCGCTTCAGAGCGGTGTTCATAATACAACCAGTAAAAGCTATACCTTTCGGGATAGAAAGTGCTGTGCGGTCGAACTTCTTGCCGTCAACGTCTCCGTTGTCTTCATGCCTCATTTGCGTCAGAGCATCCATATCTGGCACGTTATCCCAGCCACCGTACTGTATCATCGGTTCTGCAACTTCTCGTTCCCACATTGGGTAGCCACGCATAAACTCATTGAGTCCAAAGGTATTGCCTACGTCAAAGTATTCACAGACAGACCACTTCTTCTTAAACCCATCCATGAACTCTTGTATTGTGTCCATCTCAGAAGGGTGACAGTCGTCATCGAGCGTCACAATGTAGTCGTGACCGTCTTGGTAGGCTTTAAGTAGTCCTAGACTGCGTATGCTACCTGTGCGTATAGGGATTGCAGATAGACCCTCTGCATCAGCCTGTGTAAAGTGTTTAATCGTGAATTGACCAGTTACTTCAATCTGTGCGGTTGGATTATCCTCAATAATATAGAGTGTAACCTCATGCTTTTTAAAATATGGTTTCCACTTCTCGAAGAAGTCTGCAAACTTATCTGGGCGGTTGGTTGGCACTACGCAGGCAATACTCATAGTTGTTCGATGAACTTTCGGTTTACAGGGTCAACCATCCACTCGATTGTTCGGGTGAGGCTTTCCTCAAATGATACTGGGTAGGAGTACCCATAACTCTCTAGTTTTGCTCCATCAAGACCGTACTTTGGGTCATGCCCTGGTCGGACTGAGTGAACGTCTATGAACTCATACTTGAGTGGTTTGCCAACTATCTTAGCAACCATCTCTGCAAGCTCAAGGTTATTCAGTTCAGCCCTGCCGACAACATTCAGTCGTTCAGGTTCATTATGTTCTGGGTACATCTTTGGCTCTACGTTATTCAAGATGAATAGGATTGCATCTGCGGCGTTGCGGGCGTGTAGATAGAACCTAGACCCCGCTACCCCGTCTTTTGCGTGGATAGTAAGGCTTGTTCCATCAAGTACGTTCTTCACAATCTTCGGGAGGTATTTCTCGCCGTCCTGCCGTTCTCCGATTATATTCATAGTATTGGTAATGATTATCGGGACAGAGTACGTTCTCCAGTAGCTTATCGCTATCGCTTCCTGAGAGGCTTTAGAAGCTGAGTAAGGATTGCTTGGTAGGATTTTAGACCACTCAACGTGCGGGATGTTATCAAGCATTGGGCCGTATACTTCATCTGTTGAGAACTGTACAAACTTCTCAGGCTTTACCCGACGGGCAAGCTCCAACATATTAAGCATAAGATTGACGTTATTTTGTATAAATGGTGCTGGAGAGTCAATCGAGGTATCAACATGGCTCAAACTTGCTAGGTTTACGATGTAGTCAACGTGTCCGAGTCTGTCTATGAATACCTCTGACATCGGTGAGTTGAGGTCGTGGGTCAGGATAGTAACTCTATCCTTGTTATTCTGGTAGTGTTCACTATCAAGAATCCGCTCTGGGACTCCTTTATGACGCCAACTATCTATCCCGATGATATTCCAGTCGGTGTTGATTAGAAAGTGGTCGATGAAGTGCGCCCCTACAAACCCACCAGCTCCAGAAACTGCGATTGTTTTACTCATTTTCGTAATGCCTTTCTTGCTATCTCGTTATTGTTAAAATCTATCAAAAGGTTGCCGACTTCTGTGTAGGGGGGTTTAAGTGGGTATTTAACCTTTAACTTATCGGCAAGTTCTTTGCTCATCATCACATTTTTACTGTCGAGCATAACACTGATAGAGTTACTAGTATCTTCAACTTCGGTCTGTATCATGTAGAAGTTAATTTTACGATACTGGTCAAAGAGGATAATCTCATCCGTCCCAATGTTATCCCCAGTTAACCCCTTTTTAACAAGTTTTCTCTGGGCTAGGATAGTCTTCGTGACTTTTATAGGTTTGTTATTCACGTACTGCCATAATCCGAAGGTAATATCGTGATGTCCATATACCTTATCTGGGTCTGTTTGGGAGGCCGAAAACTTAACTTTGTCCCCGTACTGCTTGAATGTCCACTCAATATCAGCTCTAAAGATAGGTCTAGGCATCTTATCGAGGGCAGATTTCTTGGCTAGCATGAAACCTGTACCTGTAAAGATAGCGTTGTCATCTTGGTCGTAGAGCACCGTACCGCTGGGAGCGTTCACAATCGGGTAATCACAGGAGATAATATCCTCATCAGCGTCCAATAGTTCTTGTAAAATACCGTCTGGGAGCACCATATCATCCTCTAGTATCAGGATATGGCTGTGTGGCTGTCTCAAAGCCCTGCTAATGGGCTTATTAAAGCAAGCTGGCAACTTGTTACCATGCGACCAATATATCGTGTACGTGCGCCCTGCGAGCTCACGGAGCAACTCCTCCAATGTTTCGGTGAAAAGAAGTCCACGTGATGGAAGGATTACCCCAATATCAACTTTCATATAACGATGTCCTTTCCTTCTCGGAGGCGAGCTTGCCCATCGACGTAGTGGATAGTATCAGGGCATTTATCGAGTAAAACTACCTCATTGACCCGGTGGAAGCGGTCTAAATAACCTTTAACAAGCTGGGTATTGCTACTTTTAGCGGTGTTATCTCGGAGGACTTTGGTCAGTTCGTATATCTTATCGGCTCCGTTGTTGGAGTTGGGAGTGCCTTTGCTCTTGAGTTTCCTCTGACCTGCGGTCTTATCCATAACGACGATAGGAAGCCCATTAGACCACAGAGTTAAGCCGAAGTTCACATCGTGTAGCCCGTAGGTCTTGATTTTAGAAACATCACGGGGCCATATAACGAGCTTGTTATCTTTGGTAATCATCATATCCCACGCTACATCGGTTCGGAATATCGGGTCTGGGATAGAGTCAAGCACCCATCGTTCTACTAAAAGAAACCCTGTACCTGTGTAGAGGGCGTAACCTTCTGGGTCATGCAAGACGGTAGCCTCATTATCGTTCTTGAACGGGTAATCTAAAGCCACGGCTGGGTAACGCTTGGAGAGCATCTTTTTAAGTATGCCTTTGGGGATAATCATGTCATCTTCCACGATTAAGATGTGGGTGAACGAGTCATCTTGTAAAGCGTCTTCTATCGGGATATTGAAGCACTCTGGTAGCGGATTTCCGACTGAGAAGAATATCTCATGGTCTATTCCTTTAAGTTCCCGAAGAAGCTCTTCCATAGTACGGCTGAACGACATCCCTCTAGAAGGTAGCACAACAGCTATACGGATTGACATTTTGTAAATCTTCCTCTGTTATCTCTCGGTATTTTTGGAGTTTTAGCCATATTATGAAAAGTTGAATGTTCACTCTTGGTCATTAATTTTAGATTAGATATGTGGTTGTTATCTCGAACCATATCTATATGATGGACATCTTCATCTTTCTCTAATTTTCTACCCAGATACTGTTCCATAACGTATCTGTGCTCAAGTACTCGTTTTCCATTAATCCAGACCCTGATATAACCTTGGCTAGATACCTCTCGTCCACCTTTCCACAATGGATTTTCTGCCCCATGCCTATACCGTATTTTAAAGTTTTGTATAGTTTTTGTTCTCACGTATTCTCGACCATACTTTTCATTTAAATAACGTCTTACAGTGTCTTTATTTGACCCAACTTTAGTAACAATATCTTTGAGCATTATCCCATCATTAAAGAGACTGTAGATACTTTCAATTTGTGTAGAAGCGAGACTCATAATCCTATTATACACCATGCAGGGGAGAATAACCGCAAGTTTTTCCATATCTACTCTAGATTGTCTGAAATATCAACTAGGGCGTCGATGCTTCGAGTAAGTTGTTTGATGGCATCTTCCTGAACTTCGATTGCACGTTTCTCACCGTTAGCCTCAGCTAGTTTAGCTTCAACAACGCCACCGAATACTTGTTTCTTGTACTCTTCGATACGGTTCTCAATAAAGAGCTTTCTATCTTCTAGAGCTGGTAGATATTTTTCTTGAACTTCCATGTATGCACCTTTCGTTTAAATTATATCCTTAGGACTGGGAAGAGGGTGGGCATCCTCCCAGACACAAAGATACAAAGTTATAATTGTTAAGCTATGTTGTAAATTATATAGTAAAAGTTAATGCTTGCAAATGTAATTATAGCAACAAAAAGAGGCTCTTTCGAGCCCCTTCTATGTTGTGACTAATCAGATTAGTCTTTAACCACGACAACGTTGTCAGCACGTAGGATTTTGACGCCCCACAATGCCTGGGATACATAGAGTGTCCCCAAATACTCAGTTTTACGCTGACTCTCGAACTTGATGTCCTTTTGCACAGCGATTGCACATGCTTCCTTGTGGAATAGCAAGTTGTTGTTCTGAGTAGGTGTACCTGCCGTAACTTTAAGGTTGTGACTCATCACGACTTCTAGGTCGTAAATCGTTCCAATCTTACCGTTGACGATAGCAGAACCCGTACCAAGAGCGTCGTAACGAACATACTTGTCGATTGCGAGCATCTCTTGTTTGCCTTGTGGCGTCACTGCGAACGTTCGACCCGTTGATGGGGCTTTAGCGTCGTCGAGGTAACGGTTAGCAACAAGGATAGTCGTGTCGTTCAAAGCTGTACCGTAAGCGCCTGCTGATTTAGCAGCGTTGCTGGTAAGCTCAGTGACAACAGTCGTGTCCATAACTTCAGCCATTGCGTAACCAGTCTTTGCTGTATATTCGCTAGCAGCGTCAATGATTGACTGTGCATCAGCGAAGTCTTCGAGCAAGAACGAAGTTTCGTAGTGTTGGTTGATAGAAATGAGCGTGTGACCTTCGGTTGGGGCATTCAACACGACTTGCGTGTTAGCCACCTTCTGGTGAGCGGTCAGATTGCTGACATTCGGAATGTCAATCGTCTGGCCAAAGCTTTTAATGTCTCGGTCATAGTGCTTTATCCGAGGAACCATAACAAGTGTAGATTCACGTGCTACTAGAGCCTCTTTACTCCATACTGTCGGGCGGAAATTAGCTAGGGTTGTCCCCGTCATTTGGTCTGTACCAAGTGCCATAGTGTTATTCTCCTTAAAGAATCAA